GTTGGCATTGCGAGCATAGCCGCCAGCGCGCGGGCCGACGAAATCCCCCGTTCCACTGGCTTGCACAATCCGCGCCTGCACCGTGCAGCGGTTGTTGTGCGAGCAGGCAATCTCGACGCGCGCCAAGATCAAGTAGCCATCAGCAAGACCGGATGATGGAAGCGTCAGCGTTGATGTCGAACTTGCGAAACTGTACGCGGAACTATCGTTACGCGCCTCGGTTGGAAACAGCCCGCTAGGCGCAGCCCATGATGTTGTGGGGAATACGCCAGTTGACGATCCCGTCCAGCGCCCTAGCGTGGCCATTTACGGTTGTTTACACGTCTTCCGGCTTGCCGGTCTTGCCGTTGAGCGCACGCGCGATCATGCCCGCTTCGCGGTCCAGTTCGGCCAGCTTGTGCGTCTCGCGGATTTCCTTGATCTGGCGGCGAAGCTCTTTCTCGCGCGGCTCGTAGGCGGCGATCAGTTCTTTCAGTTCAGTCTCAAGCGGAGCCGTCTTGGCAAGCACCTGTTCGCGCTCGCGGCGGTTTTCGTGGAACCGCTTGCGCATTTCCTGTTCGTTCATCATAGTATGATCAGTTCCTTCTTGCACACAATGGAGGCGGTTATGACCAGCAAGTTCAAGCCATTTGACGACAGAGACAACAGTGCTTTTTCCCTGACCCAAGATAAAAGCGGCAACGCATCTTTTGATACGAACAAGGTCAGCCCTAGCGAAGTCACGTTTAGCGCATCCAGTGGCGAGCTTGGCCCGTTTGAGAATGCTTGCCTTGCCATTCCAGACGAACAGGGCGAATTAGATCGCCTTGTCGTATTGGACAAAGACACTGTTGAAGTGTTCTCTGTTGACGACGATGGGAACTTGCGGGACGATGAGGGTAATATCGTTGTTCGTAAAGAAGATCGCGACGATTGCGATTAAGCGATTGTGAGAACGCCATTCGAGGCATCGAAGTCGACCGTAAACGACTCACCATCGGAAAGCGTCACGGCAGAGCCGTGATCCCACCATCCGATCAGTTCGTCGTTGGTCGCCGTGTCGTTGTAGAGCACGGCATACTGGAATGGGCCGATCGAACCGCCAGACGCGGTAAAGGTCACGTCTGCCAGGGTGAGCTTGTATGTGCCACTGGTCTGGGCCGATGCAGAGATAGTCGCCTGCGAGCCGCCCGCCGTGTAGCCATTGCCCGCTGAAATTTCCGTGATGTCGGAAAGTTGGGTATCGCCAGCCCCCGGTGAACTGTTCGTCAAGGCCACATTGAGGGTGTCCGATCCAAGGTTATGCACCTTCTCGGCAATTGCTTCCACGAAGCTGTTGAACTTGTTATATGTCGCCATAATCTAGATTCCCGCCTCCTTGATTGCGTTGCGGATGCGCTGATCGCCCCAGCGGCGGTCGATCTGGACGCCCTTGGTGTCAGCAAGTTTGATGAGATCGTGACGCGGCATTGCGTCGAGATCAGAGGCAGGCTGAGACGCCGCCAGCATCCGATTCTGTGGGGTTTCGCGCTTCGGCTCGGGCGCGTCGTCTTCAACGACCTCAAAGTAGCGGTTGCGGCGGCAACGCGCGCCGACATCATCGGACACCTCCACGACCTCGCCGACCGGAAATTCCCGCCCGAACGCGAGCGTCTTGCCGCTCATGAAGGCGTCTTCTGCGCCGATGTATTTGACTTTCATCGCCTCACTCTTATTAAAATCAGAAGGGCTTTGCTTGTTTCAGCGCCGCCAAGTCATCGCCATACACAATGGCGTAGCGAAACCAGCCCGGCGCTGCGTATTCGGGCAGGTTATCCCCCGTTACGCATGATTTATGTTCATAGCCATAAAGGTTTTGAGCAAGCTTCTCATCCGTTAGACTAATGCGAAACGGCTCCAATAGCGGGCGCGCATATACCGCCTTGCCAGAATGAAGCTTTGTAAACTCATCCGATGGACGGAGATGCACCTCAATCGGCGTATTGCCGATCATCTCGACATTGATAGCACCGCGACAAATTCCGAGAGCGGCCACGATCTCAGAAACACGCTCCCTGTTCTCCGTTGGCAAGTCTGCGCGCATCCAATGCGAGAACATGCCGAAACGTGGATGTGGAACGCCCTGTACTGTGGTCAGGGAAAGAGAATCTGGCGATGCAATTTGGACGTCCACAGACCAGTGTGGGCCGTGTGCAGTTGGCATCCATAGGCAGCCCGTCGCATTTGCAACGTCATCGTCGCAGTGGGCGAGATGCACGCCACGTGCAAGCCCGTAAAGATTTATGCTTGGCTTGATCACGACCGGATAGGCGTCCGGCAAACTGGGGAAAAGGCCGTACTTTATGCCAAGGCGGTCATATAGTAGCGGCTTGTGATAGACCCAGCGAAACTCAGGAATGCGCTGATAGGCTTCGTAGTCATCGTTAACGGACGGCAACGCCAAGCCACCTAAGCCGTCCACATCAATCTCAGCCATTTTCCCCCGCCAAATGCGCAAGGGCGAGGCCGAAGCCCCGCCCTCTTTTGTCGTTAGCCGATGATCTTGCCGTGCAGGCAGACCATCATCCAGCCGGATGAAAACGAGGCCGCAGCCGCGTTCGCCTCAACCTGAATGAGCGTTGGTGCCGAGAAGAACTTCGGCTGCGTGAGCACGATCGGGCGATAGTTCGCTGCCGATGTCGTCAGATCGGTGATCGTGTCGCCGGTCAGAACGCCCATGTTGAGCAAACCGTCCGGGTCATCGGAACTGGCAGCGTTGGTCCACTCCGTGCCCTCGTAGAGCTTGGAGACGGTCGCGGCGTCGCCATTGTCCGCCCAGCCGAGGTCCATATCCAGCTCTTCCGCGCCGATATCCAGATCGTCGGCGGCGAAATATCCACCGACGCAAAGGAAGTTCTTCGGCGTGTAGCACATCTGGTAGATGTCGCCGTCAGACGGATTGGCCGTAACCTCGATCCAGCCCATGACCGGCAAAAGGAAGTTGTGCCAGCCGACACCGGGGCCGCCGGTCATGCCAGTGTCCGCCTGATTGGAAGTAAAAGTCGCCATAGTCTATATCCTTTCAGGCTTACGCATCGCCGGTCGCGGAGAAGAACCCGGTGACAACACCGTAGTCCTTGAACGTGCCCGCATCGCCGTCCTTGCGCATGATCTTGTTGACGCCGAGCAGTTCCTCGATGCCGACACCCGTGAAGAAGCCGTAGTCGTCTTCCTTCTTCATGGTGAACATCGGCTCCTGCCCCCAGCCGACACAGACCGACTGAGCGCCGCACAGGAACACCGGGCCAACGTCAATGGACGAATTGCCAGCAGCCGCCAGAACCGGAATTTCCGGGATTTCGCGGATGATGACGCCATCCCAGATCAGATCGCCGTCCTGAAACAGCGGGTTTCGGGTCATGCCGTCACCCTCACGGGCACGGGCATCACGGTTGGCGTTTTTGATCGTGTCGTCGGTCTTGAGGTCGCGGAAGGTCCGCGTGCCGCAGAACAGCACGAAATACTCGCGGCCGTCCGACACGTACTGATCGCGGATCGGGCGGATCGCCGGATCGCTGGTGTCCTTGGCAATCCGCTTCATCAGCGAGATTTCATCGGCACCCAGCTTGTCGGCGGTGCTGTCCACGTTCGCCAGCGCCGTCGCAAACGTGCTGGAGTAGTTGCCGGTTGCAGAGCCGAACAACACACGATCACTGTTCTGCGAAACCCAGTTGTTGTTCTCGGCAGCCGACGCGGTAACGTTGTCGCCGGTATCCAGCGCGGAATCAAAGAACACCTTGTTGGTGGTCTCGGAAAAGCTCACCGAGCCGAGCGCGTCGATGATGCGGTCACGAAGCAGCGAAGAACACCACTCCTTCAGCAGCGGGCGCACGGACTCGCGGGCGTTGGAAGCGTCATAGTGTTCGTCCTGCTTGGACAACTCGACGGCATGACGGGCATACTGGACGGCGACACTGTGCGTGTGCTTGCCCAGCTTTTCCTCGTTGCCCGACAGCCGCGTGTTGCCGCGCACACCGCCATTTTTCAGGCGATCCACCAACGGAATCGTGAGCGACTTGCCGTTGTTGGTCAGTTCAAAAGCGGTGTGAATGACGGAGGTAATGCCCTCGGAGCCGCCGCCCATATAGGGCTTGAACCCGCTATCGCGGACATATTCGCGCCAGTACTCCCGCCGATATTTGATCTCTTGGAGATCAGTTGGCGTGACAGTCGTAGCCATTTTCTTCTAGCCTCACTTGCTGTTCATCATCTGTTTAAACCAGTCCTTTCCGTCCGGGATCGCCTGCGGCGCATCATTGGCCTTGGTGGCCGTGGACAAGGACGGGGGCAGGTTGGATGGCGGGGACTGTCCCTGCTTCATCTCCGCAATGACTTCTTGGCGAATCTGATCGCGAAGCTGCTTCTTGTAGCTTTCGGGATCGTCGCCAATTTCGCTTGACAGCCGCTGGGCATTGTGCCAGCGGACCAGCTCGCCGTAGGCGTCAGGCTTGTTGACAAACGCTTGAGCGATGCCAGCCTGCGCGGCCGCCTCGAAAGCCTCATCGACAACCCCATCGCCGAAGCTCTCCCGCGCCCGCTGTTCGGACTGGTCGAGACGTTCGCTTAGAAGCTGCTGACGGGTTTCGTGGCGGGCCTGCTGAGCCGCCTGCTGTGCGAGATACTGCGCATAAGCGTGCGGATCATCGAACGGGTCCGGCTGCTGCGCCTGCTGCTGTTGCGAATACGGATCAGCGTGCTGCTGACGCTGTTGCGGATTCTGCTGGTACAGCCCTTGCACCATCTCTTTGAGCTGCGCGAGTTCGGCCTGCTGCGCCTTGAAAACCTTTTCGGCTTCCTGACGCCGCTTGCGTTCCTCAATCAGCTCAGGCAGCGGCACCGTGCGCGGCTGGTCTTGTACCTGCTCCTGCCCCGGAACAGGCTCTTGACCGTCTTCGCCTGGCACGCCCTGACCCTCAACATCCGGTGGCGGCGGCTGCTGGCCCTCTTCGCCCACAAGCTGCTGCGGAGTTGCTTGCTCCGTCTGAGTTGAGGCTTCCTGGCCGGCACCTTCGCCGGTAAAAAGATGGTTGATGGTCGTCTGGTCTTGTTCTGTGCTCACTGCCAATCTCCCTGCTATCGTGAGGATGACGAACCGCCCGCTTTTAACGGCCCGGACGTGGCCGAAAGCGCCGGTTACGCCGGCGAGGCGAACCGCTCAGTGGTTTGGTTGGGGAGACGCGCAACAAAAAACCCAGCCTTGAGCGAAGGGCTGGGTCAGAAACGCAGATACGAATTTCGTTTGTCAGCTAGGGCAGCACATCGCTTGCCCGCTGACCCGTGACGATGAATTCAACGCCGTCTTTGTGCTCGAATATCTGGAGCGGGCCGGCAATCGTCATTTCGCGGCGGAGCGCATCAGCTCGCTCAAAATCTCGCGCCTTCTTGAAGGCGATATAATCCGCAATCAGATCACGCCCCCAATCGGCGTTAGTGTGCCCACTTGGCGGCGGCAAGTCGCCGTCTTTCAGGATGAAGCCGCCCTGAGCAATGACAATGCCGCCCCTTTCCCAAGGGCGTTGCCGGTGAATGGCGATGCGCAGATTTGCAACCTGCTCGCGCTCGTCCAGTGACTGCCAGTAGGAAATCTCGTAGTGGGTCATGCGTGCTGCACGCAGGCGCACATCCTTGCGGTATTGTGCTTGCGCATCTTGGACAACACGCTTCGGCAGTCGCGGGAAATCAGCCGGATCAAGAAAATCAACGCGCGGATCATCGCCGTCGTAGTGAGCGTCAACAAAAAGCAGCGACGGCCACCTGCCTTGCTGGCGCGCGTAAAGATCGTTTTCCCAGACCTCGCCAATCACAAGCCAATTTGAACCAGGCACTCTCTGGATCGGGAAGTGGCCACTATACTCACCAAGCGGCCGATAAGATTCAGCGCTCATCACATCACATCCTCGCCAACCGGCAAGCCGCCTTCCTGATTGAACTGCGGCTCCTGCGGAATGCCGCCCTCGAAGGCTTCAGGCGGGCGCTGAGCGGGATTTGCCATCGGCGGAGCATCAGGGCCAGGCTGAGCGCTTTGCGGCCCCTGCGGCCCTTGTGCGCCGTTCTGAGCCTGCATCGCGCGATCTAGCTCCTGTGCCGCCATCTGGAGACGGTTGACGAAGGTCGTGTCATCGGTCTCGCCGGGCATTTCACGACCGGCAATTTCAGGCGGGACGCCAGCTTCGGTCAGCGTCTTGATCGCATCGGCGCGCTTGGTCAGGATATCCGCGCGCTCGGCATCGGTCTTGGCAACGGTCTCGTCCACGTCCGCCGCCTTCTGCGCCTGTTCAAGTTGAGCAAGACGCTCTTGCATCTGCTGGACTTCCGGCGGCGGCGTCTTGGCCTCTTGCAACCTGCGCAGGATCATTTCCTTTTCCGGCAGGTTGGACAGTTCAATCATCAACTCAACCGGGACCGCCTCAGGGCCAAGCTGGCTGAGCTGCTGGACTAGTTCTTCGCGCATAGTGACCGTATCAGGGCCTTCATCAAGGATGATATCGACATCCATTTCGGCAATGGCGTTTTCAACGCCCATTTGCCCGGTGTTCGGGTCTTGCCGGATCGCGTTGATGTTGAGGAACTGGATCGCCTGCGGATCGGACGTGATGCGGATGTAGCGCTCGCCATTCCAGAACTGTCGGATCAAGAGCCAATCCTTGCGGTACACGCTCAGCTTCCACTCGCGCATGTTCTCAAACACGGGCGAAAGCTCGGTCATGCCGGAGTTCTGTTGCGCAAGGATCGCCCGGCCGGACTGGCTTTCGACGCCGCGCCCGATTAAGCCGGGGTTCGGACCAAGGTTTTCGATCTCTTGCTTGGCTTCCTGCAAAAGCTCGAATTGGCCCTGCGTCTGCTGAGACTGATCGACGGGCTGAAACTGGAAGCCCCTGTTGAACTCCAGATAACCGTCAGGTCGCGCCATTTCGCGCTTGAGCTTGTCGACATCATCAACAGCGCCTTTCTCGCCTGAGAACTGGCGCACGGTGAGCATGTAGAGCATTTTGCTCGTGCGCTTGTTGATCTCGTCCTGAATCGGGATCATATCACGCACGACGCCGTAGCGGTCGCCGCGCTCGTCAATGTAGGGCGACCAAGCGCGGTAAGGATGATCGGTCGGTACATCCTCACCCTGATATGGCGACTTGCAGTCGTAGTCATCGTCACACAGCGAGATCGGGCCGACGAGATAATCGAACATCCAGTTGCCGCGATATTTGTACCAGATCAGCACGAGGCGGATGCGGCGCTGCTTGTAGTCGATCCAAGTGTGCCAGTTCTTGTCCTTGTCGAACTCCTGCGGCAGCGTGCTGAGCGCGCCTTCCTGCTGGCCGCTTGAAGCAAGTTCTTCGATCTTGTTAGCCCCGAAGGGCAGCATTTCGACGGCCTCGTCAATGTCGAGCCATTGCCACTCGCCAAGGTAGCGCGCATCGGAAAAATCGAACTGCTCGGAGCGCGGATCATAAAAGAACCGATCCGCCGGAACCCAGTGCTTGCGCACTTCGGCCTTGCCACCAACAACTTTGACGCCCTGCCATGTCACGCCGATCCCGCGAATGAGCGCATCGCGCGTCGCCGCGCTCGCCATTGCATCCCAGTTCGTGTTATCTTCCACATGGCGCAGGCTAGCCGTCGCGACATGCGCGGCCTGATCGCCGTTAGGATTGCGGGGATAGGCTTTCGGGTCGCGCCGGAGCCGCTGTTCGACGCCGACGAGGAAGTCAACCTTGCGCTTGATGCGGTTCTTCGTGGTGACCGGCTGGCCGCGCCGCTTTAGCTCTTTGACCTCGGCATCGGTCCACTGCTTCGAGTGGTAATAGCGCGAGGCTTTCCACTGCTCGTGGATTTCGTCGTCCTTGGCGTGTTCCCACGCCTCGTACATCTTGTGCAGGCGATCTGCGGGCAGACGCGGCGCGAGCTGTTCCTGCTGTTCGCCGCCATCCGGGATGTTCTCAATGGGCAGGTTCCCCGAGACGAGCGAGATTTGCGCCGCTTCAGCCTCGGTATACCGTTCCCCGTAGTTGGAGAAATCCTGGATCGGCTGGAAGCCGTCGGCCATTGCCATCTAGATTACCCGCCATTCATCAGCGTCGTGTTTCTTATAGTGCGAATAGTCCGTTGTGTTGTCCGGCGCTTGCTGTTCGGGCACATGCGCCGCGAGCATGTCGTCCATCATGCGGCCTATCAGGCCAAGCGCGTCCACTTGATCGTCATGGACGCCAGCCGGAAACGTGAATAACTCGTTTTCAAGATTGGCCATCCACGGCGCGCTAACCGGGAAATAGACCTTGCCCATCGCCATGCGGGCCTGAAAGCTGCGAGCGCGCGTCGGCTTGTCGCCCACAGTCGGATATTGCTCCCGAGCGCAGTACGAGTGGGTCTCACGCATCCGCCGCTCAAGGAACGGGCCAATTGATTTTTTGATCTGGCCTTGCTCTTCGGCCCACATGAGCGGCTTGTGGCGGTTGACCAGCTCGCAGAACACGTCGATCCAGACATTGGAGTCCGTCTGCTGTCGCCAGATGTCGAGCACGTAGATGTTATCCTGCGGGTCGATGCCAACGACGACATGAACCGTGTAGTCGCCGCCATCCGCCGTCACCGCGTAGTCAGACGCGCCATAGATGCGCAGGTGTTCCGGCTTCTCGTTGTAGTGGCGCATCCACTCGCGCTTGAAATACAGACCTTCTTCGGGCGCGGGTTCCTGCTGATAAAGCGCTGACCAGTCACGATTGCCAATGTTGGCGCGAATGCGCTCCAGCGCCTTGATCGGATAGCGCTCCGGCCACAGCGGTTCGCCCTGCTCGCTGATCGCCGGCAGCGAAAGCACGGTCCAATCATCGCCGCCGGATTCCATCGCATCCAGCAGGCGGCCGGACAGGTCATCCTCGCTCCAGCGGGTCTGTATGACCACAACGCGACCGCCTGGCGCGAGGCGCGTGTAAGCCGTGGACGTGTACCAATCCCAGATGCGTTGGCGCTTGACCTCGCTGTCGGCCTCGTCGCGGTCTTTCAGCGGATCGTCAATTAGCAAAACGTCAGCGCCACGGCCCGTTACCGCCGTTCCGACACCAGCAGCGATGTACGTGCCACCCTGTGCGGTGTTCCAGCGGTTCGCAGCGCGGCTGTCTTGCGACAGACTTGTCTTAAAAATCGCGCCGTATTCTTGGCTGTTGACAATCGCCCGAACCTCACGGCCAAAGTCGGTTGCAAGGTCAGAGTTGTACGACGCTGCGATGATGCCGCGATTTGGCTGGCGTCCAAGAAACCAAGCCGGAAAACGCCGCGAAGCCAGTTCGCTTTTCCCGTGCCGAGGCGGCATCGTAATCATCAGCCGGTCAAGTTCGCCGCGCTCGACGGCTTCCAAGTGATCGGCGATCAGCGTATGATGCGGCGCGGCCTCGTAGCCGGGGAACGTGTACTCAATGAAGTCGATCAGATGACGACGCGCGAGTTCCCGTCTCGCCAGTTCCGCTCGCGCCAGTTTGGGCGACAGAGGCGGCTTTTCTAAGGTCATCGTCGCTGTACTCGCTCATGTCAAAGTCGCCGGGCTGGCCGTGTTCAATGCGCTTGGCTGGCTCTTGCCAGTCATCACGAAAGCGCGTGACCATGTTGCGCGCCCAAACAGCCTGATTGAAACCGGATTCTTTCATGCCTTCTTGGCCAGCATCTTCCCACCACTTCTGTTCCAGCAGCTTCGCGCGCGTCAAAGCGTCGGAAAATTCTGGATGAACGCGTGCCCACTCATAGAGTGTTTCGCGATGCACGGCGATCTCTGCGGCCATCCAAGTGCGGGACTTGCCCTTTGCGCCCCACTCAATCACCTTGTCGCAATAGGCGGGATCATAAGAAGTTGGGCGACCACGGCGAGACTTAACAGGCGCGGTGTCTGCCTTTACGCTAGGCGCGCAGCCTTGCTCTTTTTTGCGGGTCTGTTTCTTACCCTTCGGTGCTGGCATGGTGTTTACGCGGCTTTTGGCTTGCTGTGATCGCTTCGTTCGCCCATGAGGAACGAATAGAACTCGTTTGCGGTCTTGATGACGAGCGTGCGGTCGTTTGAGTGCTCGCCCAGCGCCTCAATCGCAAGCTCCAGCGCCATGCG